AGAGGTTTAGCAAAAAGAAATGGAAAACTTTTAGTTGGCAATAACGAAGGAGATGTTGCGTCTGTTTTTGTTTTTGATATAGAAAATAGAGTATTTGATAATCAAATAAATATAGAACACCTAGATAAAATTACAGATATAAAATGCATTTAGATAAAATATTTTACACTCCTTTTCTGAGTCATAAATTTCCAGATAACACTGAGTTAAACAAAAACTTGATTGATGAAATTGAACAAGAAAAACTCCTTGCGCCAGATGGTGACACACGAAGTTTTGCTTCTACACCCAATAACACTTGGCAATCGAACACTAAGATGCAACATACTTATCATAGTTTTAGAACTTTAACTCGTCAGATAGACGATTTACTCCTAGAAGAAGAGATGCAAGTATCAGCCTGTTGGGCTAATCTTATACATGGAGCTGGTGGATTTTCTTTTCCACATACTCATAACAGTAAAAAAAACGAAATAAGGGGTTCGGTTTCTACCAAAATGACTGCTGTATATTTTCCAAAGGGTCTAGTAGAAAAAGATAATTTCATGAAAAGTAGATATAGTAAAGACGAGGGAGATTTAATTCTCTTTTCTCCAAACTTTGCATATAAAAATTCTCATACTGATGTTTTAAGTATAAGTGTAGTAGAATCTTTATTGGTTTTATTTCCCAATAATATAACACATATGGTTAAACCTATGCAGACAAATACAAAAAGATATTCTATAGTTTGTACACTTTCTACACCTAAACAAAAGGGAAAATATGAATCGCTTTTCTAAAAATACTTCAGAAATAGATGCCGTTGTTGCATTTTCTGGCGGAGTGGAATCTACATCACTTCTACAATATCTTTGTGATAACAAATTAAAAGTGGCTGCAATATACAGTCATTATCCTGCAAGAAAAAAAACAATTCAAGCTAATCGTCTTCCCAATCATTTAGAACTAATATGTAAACTACTTGATGTTGACTTTATAACACATACTCATGAACATTATACCAAATATCGTGATGTCGAAACTTCTTTTTATTCTACAAGACATTGGTTATTAGCAATGTGTAATGCATCATTGAGATTTTCAAAAGTTAAAAATTTCTATTGGGGAGCAAATAGTGGTATGTTAGAGTTCAATGATGGATTAGGAGACTGTTCTATAGTCGACCCTACAAAGTATCAGGTTCAAAATGTATTTGAGGCATTACAGAACATACCCCAAAAAGTAAAAGGATATCATGATGCAGATGCAAAACATCATGACGGAAGTTATAAACATTCTTTTGATTGGCCAATCAAACAAACAATATCAGCACCACTAATAGGTTGGACAAAAAAACAGCAATGGGATTATATAAGAGATGATATAAAACCATTAGTTCAAAGTTGTATACATTTTACTAATTGTGGTAAATGTATGAAATGCGAAGAATTTGAATTATTAAATGTCACTAAATAATAAAAAAGGAGATTATGATGCCAGTGAAATTCGGTAAAACTTCTATACAAATAGATAGAAATACAAAAAAGAAAACTATAGTTCATGACTATATGAAATGCAAATCTAATGCAGAGTTGATAGATGCGTATAACAAACCAGTTATACCTAAACTCAGACAAAAGGTTAAAAATGAAATGGTCAGAAGAAACATAAAGGGTCTTGCAAATATAACCTTTAGCTAGTATAATTACTAAATACTATTGTGACACACAATTGTCACATAACAGAAACAATTACGACACAAAGAGTAAGTAGCGAAAGCGAAGTCCAGTTGTCAGATAGTTTCTAACATAACAGGAGATAACAATGCGATATTATGCATCATTGTCTGCCGAGTATCTAAAGACACAAGCAGACAAACTACACAACCTTATGAAATGCGGAAGATTACAGAATGTAATCAGAGACATTTATTAAGTTTTTTTTAAAAAACCCCTTGAAAAATCTGTAAGAAGACATATATAATAGTAGTACGAGAACTTCAAAAGAGCTCGGATTTGGAACTAGGATTGGGCAACGCCGACATCTAGTGACCCCAAGTCTTCAAAAGAGCTCGGTTCTCTGCTACCCTAATGCTCAATAGAGGTTAGGTAACATAACTTGCTTTAAATAGGAGAAAATATGACAGCAATAGATAACTTTGGTCAGTTCAGACCATTCACAATAGGATTCGATAAACTCTTTTCAGACATGGAGAGAATCTCGAATATTAACGATAACTTCCCACCTTACAATGTAATCAAGTCTTCTGAAGAGTCTTACATCATTGAACTTGCAGTAGCAGGATTTAGTAAAGATGAATTATTCATTGAGTTTAAAGATTCAGTTCTTAAAGTCGATGGTAAGAAAGAGACTAGGGAGATTGACTTTGCACATAAAGGTATTTCTGAGAGAAACTTTGCAAGAAGTTGGACTCTTGGTGAATATGTAAAAGTAAAGGGTGCAGAAGTTAAAGATGGTATGCTCATCATCTCACTCTTAAAAGAGATTCCAGAAGAAGAGAAACCTCAAGTAATTAAAATTAAATAATTTTAAAAACCCCCTTGAAAAGTATGCAGTCTTTTAGTATACTGTATACATGCGGAGTTAGTTTAAAGTAAAACACTTTACTTCCAGTTAAGAGATTCTAGTGCAATTCTAGAACTCCGCTCCAACTTTATTATGGAGAACGATATGTCTTACCCTTATAACAACGGCATGCTTTGTGTCGGAGATGAATTTCCTTCCTTTGAATTACAAGGAGTTAATTCTAACAATGAGATTGTACCGGTCTCAGTAGAAGAGAGTTATACACCACATAAACATGATTGGTCAGTAATTTACTTCTACCCTAAAGACTTTACATTTATTTGTCCTACCGAAATTTCTGCAATGGATATTTTGACAAGTGAGGCAAATGTGATAGGTATATCTGGCGATAATGAGTTTTGTAAACTTGCATGGAAACAAAGTAATGAGTTGATTGGAAACATTCAACATACATTAGCTGCAGACTGTGGTCTGTATCTTTCAGAATCTTTGGGCATTATCAACCAAGAAGAAGGAGTCTGTTATAGGGCAACTTTCATTGTTGATAAACAAAGAGTCGTACAACATGTATCAGTAAATGCACTAGATACAGGTAGAAATGCAGACGAAGTTTTAAGAACCTTACAGGCACTTAAGGCAGGTGGTCTAACTGGATGCTCATGGCAACCAGAAGATGATTTTGTAGCATAACACAAAAACTCACTAGACAGGAACCCAAGTTCATCGTATAATGGACTTGGGTTTTTTATTATGTTAATACTTTCAAAACAAGATGCTGAATATGTAGGTCAAATTTTTATTGACTACTATTCCAATTTCGATAGAATAGATGATTATCTTCGCAAAGTCAAATTAGAAAAGATGGCAGAAAGACCTGCATCTTTATTTGGTATGGGACCAGAAGATGATATGTTTCAAGACTTTACTATGCACCCAAATGATATGGAGTTTGTTTGCAGAGAGATGCCAATCTATGATGATTACATTGACATAGTTGCATCTCAAATGATACAAAAGTCTATACCAGGCAAAACTTTAAAGTGGGTAGTTTATGAAAAGAATACGAATAAGATTGTGGGATTTATTAGATTTGGCAGCCCTACTATTAATAGTAAACCTCGTAATGAGTTCTTAGGTAAACCTCTAAATACGACAGACAAAGATACGATGAAGAGATTCAATGATTCTACAATCATGGGTTTCAATATCATACCAACTCAACCCTTTGGTTTCAATTATCTAGGTGGTAAACTTCTTGCCGCCATTTGCACTTCGCATTACGCCAGAAGAGCATTGAACAAAAAGTATAATACAAAGTATTGTATGTTTGAGACTACATCATTATATGGTTCAAGTAAATCATCATCAATGTATGACGGCATGAAACCTTATTTAAGATTCATTGGTCTAACTGATTCAGACTTTGTACCAAGTATCAATGATGAGAAATATCATCATCTCAAAGAATGGTTTGAGAATAAAAACAATGGCGTACCTTTAGTAGATGCAGAGGCATCAAGTAGAAAGTTGAAGACACAAGGTAAGATGATATCTATTATAAGAAACTCACTTGAGAAAAATGATAGTGAAATGCTAAGACCATTCAAACAATGTTTTGTAGATGCAAAGAATCTTACAGAAAGAAAGAGACAATACTTAGGCACATATGGTTACAAGAATGTTAAAGAGTACATGAACTCAGAGACAGATACCTTAGAGAAGAATGTAAACTTTGATAGATTCGAATTAGAGAATGTAATCACATGGTGGAAAAAGATGGCAACAAAACGATATGAAAATTTACAGAGAGATGGTAGACTAAGAAATGAACTAGAAGTTTGGTCTAAGAATCAAAACATAGATATTATAAGATGAAGACAAAAGGATTTACATGCGGATGTTTTGACTTGCTACATGCAGGTCATATCGTCATGTTAAAAGAGGCAAAAGAAAATTGCGAATATTTAATCGTGGGTTTACAAACAGACCCTAGTATTGATAGACAAGAAAAGAACAAACCTGTTCAATCAGTCTATGAGAGATTCGTTCAATTGCAGGCAGTAAAGTATGTTGATGAAATCATACCATATGATACTGAACAAAGTCTGATTGACTTATTAGAGTCAACAGAGATACATTTGAGATTCGTGGGAGAAGATTATACTGAAAGAGATTTCACAGGTAAAGGTCTACACGAAATTTATTATACAAACAGACAACACTCTTTTAGTAGTAGTGGTCTAAGACAAAGGGTGACACAATCATGAATATAACAATAGCAAGACTTCGTTCATTTGTAAAATACAATGGACCTTTAGAAACAGTATTAGATAGTTTCTTTGAAAACTATGTGAAGTGGATGAAAGCAAATCCACAACATAATTACGATACTTACAATGTATCATTCGATAATGTCAGACCTAAAAGAACGCCTGAGACTATAGAATGGGCAGACTGTATTGTAATACCAAGTGATTCAGAATTCAGATATCATGGTGAGTTGCAGATGAACCCTAAAGACCTTGCAAAGTCAAATGAACATATGGATGCAATTAGACCTTTCTTTGAGGGTAAACATGTTATCATGTTCTGTAGTGATAGGGCAGATACAGAAGAGTTATATATCAATGAAGTATTCAAAGGTATCAATTTAAAATCATTCACTAAAATCGATGAGATAGATTTCAGTGGAAACATTCACGGCATGAAGTATCACTTTATAAATACTTTAAAAAACCCATTGGCCGAAATGGTTGGGTCATCTAAGACTCACGACTTTGGATATTGGGGTCGTATGAAACACGGCCACGATAGAGAGAAGACCATTCGCCAAATTTATCGTAGTGACCTTTCATGCCAACTTATTGGTGGTATGCCATCTGGTGTAGAGAGAAAGTCTAAATGGATAAAAGACTGGAAGAAACTCTATCCTTTGTTAGAGGGTTGTAGAGAAACATTGTGTTTCAATTGGTTAGATGAAACTGCAACCACCTCTAGATATGTTGAGGCACTTGCAATAGGTATTGTACCCTTTGTATGGAGAAACTATGATTGCAACAATACATATAGAATTGATAAGTGGCAGAGAGTTTACACATTTGAAGAGTTCCTAGAAAAATCATTAGAGTTGAGAGATGATACCTTTAGAGAAGAAAAACTAGAACTGGCAAGACAAAACTATTCAGAAGTTCATCTATCAGAAGAGGAATACTATGAAGAGTTTGCGAGGAGAATGAACGATGCTTTTTAAAGAAGTATATCAAGTTGTAGAAAGTCCACTTGAAAAAGATGCAGGCATTGAACTTGTAAGTGGTGAGTGGAAAGGTTTAGTATATCAATATGGTGATGTACAGTTTGTCAATGGCGAACCTCAAATGAACTTCAAAAGAAACATAAGAAGGATGCCAGAAGGTGTCGAAGGCACAGAGGAGGCAATTCAAGAATTACTAAATAATAGTGAATTAAACAATCTCATGGGTGATATTCTAGTTGAATTAATTCAAGAGCAAATCAAAAGAGAAGAGGAATCAAAAAATGGCAAGAAGTAATCTCAAATTTACAAAAGTAGAAGACGGCGTAACCGTTGGATACTATTTTAATTGTGAAGAAAGTGACTATGAAACTTTCAAAGCTGATAAAGAATCAGAGGGTTATACATTCGATTCGAATAAAACTCCAGAACCAATTTCAGAGTAATTAATTAGGAATTAATAATGAATAAAGATGTTTTAAAAGAACAAATTAAGAGACATGAAGGCGAAGTCCTTGAAGTCTATGAAGATTCTCTAGGGTACTTAACCTTAGGGGTTGGTCATCTTATTAGAGAAGATGATGCAGAATTTGGAGAACCAGCAGGTACTCCAGTCAGTCAAGAAACTGTCGATAGATACTATGAGGCAGACTTTGACAAACATGTTGATGAAACTATACACCTATTCGAATCTAAGGGTGGTGAAGACTTCTATAGTCTTCCAGAAGACATTCAACATGTACTAGTCAACATGACATTCAACTTAGGTGGAAGTCGTTTTGGTAAATTTAATAACATGTGGAAAGGAGTTGTTTCATGCGATTGGGAAAAAATGGCAGTCGAAATGGAAGACTCAAAATGGTTCGGTCAAGTTGGAAGAAGGTCAGTAGAACTACAAGACATGGTTCGAAATTGTGAATAGTGTCAAATGTATCAGATTAGATACAGGTGAAGTTCTGATTGGATTTGTAGAGAAGAAGTGGAATGGAGATTATATAATCTCAGAAGCTCAAGTATGTGTAATGGAGGTAAAAGATGGAACTATGGAAGTCAATTTGGCGCCGTGGATTCCCTTTGCCAAAGATTACACCTTCACAATCAATTCAGGCCTCATACAGACGGTGTTTGAAGCAAAGCCCCAACTCGAAACTAATTTTAAAGTTGCGACAGGCAACAACCTCCAAAGAGGCAAAGTAAGAAAATAATTATGGTAGACTTTATGAATAGAGTTCTCGTTGCACAGGTCAAACAGGCCGATGCTCAGATTGAGAAACACAAAATAAATATTGAAGTATTAACAAAGAACGCAGTTGGTGTCGCAGAACATCCTGACACAATGGAAACAGTAGAGAAAGAACTAGAAAAGATTTCATACTGGACAGATATTAAGTCAGCAGTTGTTAATAATTTCGACTTCGAATCTAAAAGAACATTGACAGAATAGACCTACTGTAGTATACTTACAGTATGGATTTTTACACAAATGTATGTCGCACTCGTGACAAAATATTAGCGATTGGTTATCAGAACGGAAAGAAACAAAAACTTTCCGTATCTTATCGTCCAAATCATTTCATTCCCTCAAAGAAAAGCGCTACGCCTTACAAGGCACTTGACGGCAGACCACTAGATGTAGTCAACTTAGACTCAATGGGTGGTGCAAGAAAGTTCAAAGAAAAGTATCAAGGCATAGACGGTTTTGAAGTTCATGGTTACGATAGGTATGTGTATACTTACATATCAGATAAGTTTCCTGGCAAGATAGACTTTGATGCAAATGCAATCAAAATTGCCACACTTGATATTGAGTGTGAATCAGAAAATGGTTTTCCAGAACCAGGCGAAGCAATAGAAAAGGTCAACGCAATCTCAATCAAACCATTCGGTAAGTCTTGTGTTGTATTTGGTCTAGGTGAATGGGAAACAGAATCAGATGTAATCTATATCAACTGTAAAAATGAGGCACATCTACTAACAGAGTTTATTAAATACTGGCGACAAGAATGGTTCGATATCATTACTGGTTGGAATGTAGATGCATTTGATATGACTTATCTTTGTAATAGAATCGATAGACTATTCGGTGAAGATGCACACAAAAAGTTATCGCCATGGAATATGTCTTCTAGTAGAGAGTTTTTACAGAATGGTTATCAGAAGACTCAGATATTTGACTTGTATGGTGTCAACATCGTAGACTACTTAGAACTATATCGTAGGTCTACTTTTCATAACCAAGAGTCATACAAACTAGATTACATCGCTCACTTTGAATTAGGTAAGAAGAAACTAGATTATTCAGAGTATGGTTCATTGCATACCTTATACAAAAACAATTACGCAAAGTACTTAGAGTATAATGTTAAAGATGTTGTTCTCGTAGAAGAACTAGAAGACAAACTAGGTTTCTTAGACTTGACTCAGGCAATGGCGTATGATGCCAAGTGTAATTACATCGACACATTCGGTATGGTTAAGTATTGGGAAACAATCATCTACAACTTCTTAAAAGAACAAGGAGTTCAAACACCACCTCAAAAACGAAACGAGAACAAGAC